AGACCCAGCACCATCAGCATAAACAACAGCTGATTTGCCATTCACAACTGTTACGTTTGCTCCAGAGCCTTGCGTAAATATAAGAGAATATGGACCACTTGAGCCAGAGTCAGTAGTTGCGTTGATAAAGATGAAAAATGCTGCTGCTGAATTTGGAGCGATTGTGACTGTGCAATTAGAATCCAATGCCCCTGTAAATTTAATTACACGATACATTCCATCTTGCAGATTCTCTGTCCCGGAGCCGGGGGATGCTTCTCGCACAGTTAAAGTGTGCGTGTCTGCATTTGTTGTTATCGCAACAGCTTTGTATGAGGTAATCCGGTCAAGGATGTCAAAGTTGTGATTTGTGGTTGTGCCCCAAGTTCCTGACTGATCGCCAGTCGCCATCTTCTCGATGGAAAAGTTTGTTGTGTATGAACTAGCCATATCAGTCGATCCTTATAATCGCATTTGCCCCTGCCGCTGGGAAAACGATTTTAAAAGTACCGCCAGCAACAGTGAAATCACCACCAAAAGCAAGAACAGCAATCGCTTTGTCAGCATTTGTGTCGTTATAAATCAATGCACC